CCGCCTGCCATAGCGATAACTGATGCTGCACTTGCCGCCAGTCCATCAATCTTCACGGTGACATTTCCTTCGTAATCCATTAGCATGTTATAAATCTGAGCAGCAGCGAATACATCACCGCCAGGTGAGTTGATCCACACCGTAATATTGCCTGAGCCAGCTATCAATTCATCCTTAAATAGCTTTGGTGTAACTTCATCGCCCCACCAGGTCTCGTCGGAGATTTCTCCGTTGAGGTAGAGGGTGCGCTCCCCAGTGGCTTCATCTCGCACCCAGTTCCAGAATTTTCTCATTGGCCATTAGCCTCCTTCTCATAGAAATTTCCCGCCTGTGAGAGCGGGAGCATATTGCCGTTCACAAGATACAAATCACCGCCTTCTTCAGCAGGGATGCGGTTCATATCCTCCAGTTCACGGATGTCGTTGGCTGACATCCATCCATTTTGCCGTCCGACGGAATAACCGTTCATACGGCTTTGGTAGTCGCCACGAAGCAATCCATCCACATTAAACTTGATGAACAGCGACGTTTTCTCGGAAGGCAGGATTAGCGATTGTTGCAGGCTCTGCTCCCAGCGAACTACCCACGGGTCGAGTGTGTATTTTACGAACTCCAGTGATTGTTGTTCGATATTAGAGAAGCTGGATTTCTCAAGGTCACCCACCATGTGTGGCGGCACACGGAAGATACGTGCAATCTCGTTAATTTGGAATTTGCGTGTCTCCAGAAATTGCGCCTGCTCTGGAGGGATGCCAATGGCTTGAAACTTCATGCCTTCTTCCAGTACGGCAATTTTGTGTGCATTACCGCTTCCTTGATAGGCACTGTTCCAGCTATCTTTGACTCTCTGGATATCCTTGATTACACTGGGATGCTCCAATACGCCACCGGGATTGGCACCGTTAGCAAAGAACGCCGCACCATATTCCTCGGTGGCAAGTGACATGCCGATGGCATTCTTGGCCATTGCTATGGGGCTGTAACCGATGAGTCCATCAAAACCAAGACCGGGTATATGAAGCACCTCGTCCTTACGGAGCGTGACATAACCGCCTTTCGGCTTTAGCCCACTTTCGTCAACATCACGGTAATAGGTGTAAACCAGCTCGCCATTCTGAGCGCGGCTGACTTCCATTTTGTTAGGTAGCAGCGGGTAAAGCGCAACAGCCTGCCCACGACCGTTTCGGACAATCTGTGCGTAAGCATTGCCCCAAAGTAAAAGATGACTCATCAGTGTTTCTCGAAACACAAAAGAAGTCATCTCAGGGTTTGGCTCATTATGGAGAAGATAGTACAGTGGATGCTGTGCGATGCGTTCTTTTCCACCATCCAAACGGTATCGATATACATGCAAAGGCAGTCCGGAGATTGCCTCGGCTAATATTCTAACGCAGGCATATACCGCAGTGGTCTGCATAGCAGTTCGCTCGTTTACTGTTTTGCCGCTGGTCGTGCCGCCGAACAGGAAGGAAAACGCGCTGCCCACTCGGTTTTGAGGCTTATCCCTTGAACGGAATAGACCTGAAAATATACTCATAGTATCAATAACCCCCTTTCGTCATAGACGCTGTCGTTGACACCACCGCCGAGGGTTGCTCTCGCAAGCCCCATAATCAAGGCGACTACGCCGTCTATTTTTTCAGTGGACTTTTTCTTATTGGGTTTGATGTTCCCTGCTGCATCTTGGTCGACGATGACGTTTCCCATATTCCAGTCGAGGACAGGGTGCTTGCTGTGGCGTATTTTGCCTTCCATTACAAATTGATAGAAGTCCTTTGAAGGCGGCGACATAGATATGAAACCCTGTCCGAAAGGAAATACCGTAAAGCCATGCTCTGCACCCAACTCCTCGAGGTCACGACGGATCTTCTCCGCTCCGTAACGGTCATAGGCAATTTCACGGATACGGAACCGCTCCGATAACTTGGCGATAAACGCCACAATGTAATCGTAGTCGACCACATTACCCTCAGTGGTGTTGAATACGCCCATCTTCTTCCACACCTCATATGGGACGTGGTCGCGCCGGGTTCTAAGGTCAATTACATCCTCCGGCAGCCAATAAAAGGGCATCACCGTGTATTTGGAATCGCCGCCAATTGGCGGGAATACAAGCACCAGAGCCGTAAGGTCTCCTGTACTGGAAAGATCGAGACCACAGTAGCAGTCCCGACCCTCGTATTCGTCAAAGTCAATGTCCTCTCCGCAGGCGTCCCATTTATCCATAGGCATCCAGCGGATATCGGCGTTGCACCACTCGTTCAGGCGAAACTGACGAAAGTGCATCTCCTCGGCTGGGTTCTGTTTTGCCTGCTCATAGGCGGCTTGCACCGTTTCAAAGGGAATCGTCACACCGATGGATGGATTAACCCGTCGCCAAACAGTTTCATCGTTCCAATCGTCATCTTCCTCGATGCCGAATACAGCGGGATAGAAGGATGGATCAATCTTCGAGCCATCCATAATAGCCTTCGCCTTACAATGAATTTCATAGCAGATGCTCGTTTTATCCCTGCCCGCTGTAGTGATGAGGAAGTAGAGAGGCTGCCGTCTGGCGTCGCCTGTGTACTTGGTCATCGTGTCGAATAACTCTCTGGTCTGCTGGGCAAAGAGTTCATCGAAAATAAGCCCCGACACATTGAACCCTTGCTTAGATTTCGTCTCAGAGGAGAGCACCCTGTAGAAGCTGTTGGTATGCGGAAAAATAATTCGCTTGGTAGACGGCACGAGCTTTGACAGTTTTGCCAAATCGCCGCATTGTTCAACCATAGCCTTGGCAGTATTGAAAACGATACTCGCCTGATTGATGTCGGCAGCACAGGAGTAAACCTCAGCACCTGCTTCGCCATCGGCGAATAGGAGGTAGAGGGCGATTGCCGCTGCCAGTTCCGATTTGCCGTTTTTCTTGCCGACTTCTACATACGCCGTGCGAAACTGCCGGTAACCGTCATCTCCGACGATGCCAAAAATATCCCTGACAATCTGCTCCTGCCACGGCATCAGTTGAAACGGCTTTCCATACCACTCGCCTGTAGTGTGTTTTAGCATGGATATAAAATTAACCGCAAAGTCAGCCCGCCGTGCGTCATAGCGCGACGTAGCGAGCATCAGCGGAGTCGGCGTATATATAAAATCGCCCATCGGCGAACCTCCTTTCAGAGCAAAATAAAAGACCGCCATCAGCAGTCCGTCAAAATCTATCTATACGAGAGACAGCCCCTTGTCGGGGTGTCCTCGGCTGTTTTTGCTGTTTGTTACGGATTTACAAAGTTATTCCTCGCCTGTGAGGATAAAACTGACATATTTGTCCTTATGCTCCTCAAGGAAAAGCACCAGCTCGAAGAAGTCCATATCGTAAGCGATACGCTGGACGGCGTGGGTATCAAACATATTTGTAAGCCCGGTGTTGCGGATGGCGAGAATTTGCTCTTTAACTTTACTGTCCATCGTGCGTGTCCTCTAGTTTCCTGCATAAATCCTCGCCATATACTACTTGAAGCGAACTACCGTTGTCCCATGCGACTCCCAAGCTGCCGATGTCATCGACATACCGCACGGTGCCTTTGGTGCCAACCGGCGGCGCTTGAGGGTCGTCCATTCGGAGAAGCTCCACACGGCAGCCTACCGGGTATTGTTTACGGATACGCTCTACAATTTCTCTTGGAGGAAAATTATTGTTCATCGCCGGTTACCTCGCTTTTCGGAGTTTTGAATGCTGAGCTGCCTGTCAGGTTGCGGAGCAAGATTTTGCGCTCCTCCTTGTATGCCGCTCCGATGAAGCCCAGCCGCAGAAGAAAGCAGCGGAAAGCGTATTTATCGTTGTCTGTTTCTTTTTCTTTGGCGTTGACTCGTTTCTGTACCCGTGCCATTTCACAAAGTGCAGCAACAAAATGTGTGTATGCCTTGCCGGCATCCGGGTTGGTACCATCCCCAAACCAGGGGAATCCCACCTTGTCATCTGTTATTACAAGTTCGAGTGTTTCCGTGCCGAGAGCTTTTTTAATAAGGTTACTCTTGCTTTCAACCAGACGTTTGAGATTGTTGAGTGCTGTGTCGGTAAAGGAGGAGCGTGGTATTTCAATCACCAGCCCGATGTCCTCGTAGGGTTCTGGAACATCACTTGCCTGCATCCCGTTTTCACCTCGGAAGTCCTCTCGGCGGGTACACCCAAGCCCCAATTCCTCCCGACCATCCATCCGCAAATCCTCGAAGGTGGGAATCGCACCCATACCGTCAAGTCCACTTTCGTAGGTGTCGGGTTCGTCATAGTGACGGGTATCGCCATCCGCATCAAATCCCTGTTGGTGGAGAGCATCCTCCAGGTCGAGGCCATCGGGACCTGTGACCGTGCCGTTTTTGTCGATGTGGTAACCGCCGACCTCATAGGCGAATGTCGGTGCTCCGAGGTATTTGGTCGGGGCGTTTAGTTCATGGCTGATGGCTGCAACCAGTGATTTGCGCTGTGCGCCTGTTACGTTGTAAGAAAGCTTCATGTTCGTTTCCTCCGTTTTCCTTGATTTTGCAGGGCTTGCTGTCCTCTGCGCATTACATATATCACTCTAAACGCCTTTAATAGCAAGCGTTTATGTGATAATAAATGTACCGAATATCAAGGAAAACCAGTTCCTTTTTATTGTGTGTATGACACAATCCCACCGCTATCCACGGTCAGCCACCTCCTTCACCAAGTCAGTGTAAGGGATGGTCTTGCCACCACGCTCACAGATAATGTCCGCACCGCCGTTTTGCTTGAAATCGGCATAGCGACGGAGTATTACCGATGCGTACTTCTCGTCGAGCTCGAGCATGAAGCAGGTGCGGTCAAGCTGCTCGCAGGCAATGAGCGTCGAGCCGGAGCCTCCAAAGGTGTCCAGCACGATGGCGTTCGCCTGACTGCTGTTGGCAATCGGGTATGCCAGCAGGTCGAGGGGTTTGCTTGTCGGGTGTTCGGCGTTTTTTTTGGGCTTATCGAAATTCCAAATGGTGGTCTGCTTACGGTCGGAATACCACTTGTGTTTGGCTGTATTCTTGAAGGCATACAGCACCGGCTCATGCATCTGTTGATAGTCGCCGCGCCCAAGCACGAGGGCGTTCTTGACCCAGATGCAAGTCGTGGAGTAATGAAACCCCGCGTCCACGCAGGCACGGAAGAAATTCACCTTCTCCGAATCCGAGTGGAAGCAGTAAAAAGCCCCGCCGTCGGCGAGGTTTTCGTAAAGATTCTTAAATGCCGACAGTAAAAAGATGTAGAATTGTTCTGCCTTCATACTGTCGTTCTTAATTTTTAGTCCGCTCACAGATTCAAAGCTGACATTGTAAGGTGGATCGGTCAGGACAAGATTGGCTTTGCGGCCATCCATCAGCTTTTTAACAGTTTCCGATATCGTGGCATCGCCGCAGATGAGCCGGTGCCGCCCCAGCGTCCAAACATCTCCGGGCAAAACAAAAGCCGCCTGTTCAAGGGCGGCTGTAAGGTCAAAGTCGTCGTCAGCTACGTCTCCGCCGTTGTCGGAGAAGAGCTTTTCAATCTCATCGGCGTCAAAGCCCGTAATTTCGAGGTCAAAGCCGAGTTCCTTTAGGTCGGCAAATTCCAGAGCTAAGAGTTCCTCGTCCCATCCAGCGTTAAGAGCCAATCGGTTGTCCGCAAGGATGTAGGCCCGCTTCTGGGCATCGGTCAAATGCTCCACAAACACGCAGGGGATTTCGGTTAAGCCTTCTTCCCGTGCCGCCATAATGCGTCCGTGTCCTGCTATGATGTTCAGGTCTTTATCCACAATGACAGGGTTGACGAAACCGAACTCACGAAGGGAGGAGCGAAGTTGTAAAATCTGCTCTTTGCTATGGGTGCGGGCGTTCCTTGCGTATGGCACGAGCCGGTCTATATTCACTTTTTCAAATCTTTCTGTCGATTTCATATCCTAAAACCCCCTGTTCGTGAGTAATTCGAGAAAAGCATTCTTTTCTTCGCCCCCCGTGTTGCTGTGGCGATTGATGATTTGCATAATCAGGTTAAAATCGCCCTGCATCGCCTTGTAATACTGAGCACCTGCCGTGACATAAGGCGAGAGCTTCAATTCCTTGGTCATGCGCCCGATTTTACGGTTCATGGCTTCGCAGGCAAGAAAACCTTGTCTGTTCAGTACATAGTCCGTAATCGTCTGCGGCGCGACATAACCGTCACAACCGCGAGCCGCGATATACTCTTCAATTTCATTTCGCAGCACATCCGCCGACGGCACTTCCTTTTCGCATTCTTTCATCGCCATAGAGAAATAGTCCGCCATCACATTTTTGGAATTCACCTTTTTAGGTTTTGGCTGACTGGTATTATTCGTTCCGGCAGGTTTACCTTCGAGCTTTTTATCGATTGGATTTTTCCGAGGGCGGCCTGCCCCCGGACGATAGCCTCCGCTGGGCATATGCTTCACCTCCTCGGTTTGATTCTGGGTTTTGATTTTGATTTTTTGATTTTTTGATTTTTGATTTTTGAAAAATTCACACGGCAGGCCAAGCGCGCTGTCCTACCTGAAAGCCGTAGAGGTGCGAGCCGCCCCTCCATGAAAGTCTAAAAATAATCACCTTGCTCGGCATGAAGCCTTGAGTGGCATTCCTGACAAAGAGCCATCATGTTTTCCCAGTCGTTCGTGCCACCGTCGGTCAGCTTGACCTTGTGGTGGGCAAGCGTAGCGGGAGTGAGTCGTCCTTCACGGTCGCACATCACGCACAGTGGATTCGCTGAAAGGAACGCCGCCCTGATTTGTTTCCACGTCCTGCCGTAGCGTTTATTGCTATCTGGATTACGATCATATCGGTTATATCGTTTGGCTTCCAGCTTGGTATGGGTTTCGCAGTAGCGGCTCGCTGTCAGTTCACGGCACCCATGATAGGCACACGGTTTTTTCGCTTTATATGGCATTACCATTTCCTCCGTTTCGAGACATAGAAAAAGGCATCCCCGTTTTGGGAATGCCTACTGATTTTTCTTGCCATTATAACTATATCAAATTTTTCGCATGGCTTTCTATGGTCAACAGTGGCGAATTAAATCTACCTCGCCTAAAGCCTTGTTATGGAGGCGGTGTATCCATCTGATATCAAGGTGCAGACTAACCGAGATTTCCTCCCACGTTTTGAAACAAAGATACCGAAGTTCCAGTAGGGTCTGGAGTTCAGGACTTTCCACACACTTTATCACCGTGACAATTTCATGCTTCAAATTAATTAGGCGGGTTAGGTCAGCGTTGATTTCCGCTTCCAAGTCTACCATCTTAGTGATAACATCCTCCATGCGATGTACATTACGGGTTCCTTTACTTGGTGGTACATCTGATAAGGTTGCAGTCGCTTTTTCAGCGAGGTTTCGCAGTGACTGCACTTGTTCAATTTTACTGCTGATACGTTGGTCTATACGGTAGGCTTGGGACAGATAATCCTTTGCCGACAATTTTTGTTTGCTCATAGGCTACCTCCGATTATTTAGTCCGCTCGGATTGGCAGCTTTTGACTCCTTAGATTTTCATAGATTGGCTTTAACCGCTTCAATAAGGGCAGTCTGTGTTTTGTCCTTGTCAAACAAGGCTTTCATGACCCGTTCATCAATGGTATCTTTGGCGATGATGTGGTGGAGTACCACCGTTTCGGCGGTCTGACCCTGTCGCCATAGGCGGGCATTGGTTTGTTGGTAGAGTTCAAGGCTCCATGTCAGCCCGAACCATATTATTGTGGAGCCGCCTGTTTGTAAGTTCAAACCATGACCTGCCGAAGCGGGATGGATTAGTGCTACAGGAAGTTCGCCATTGTTCCACCTTGCGATGCTTTCCGATGTATCCATTTTGGAAAACGGAATGTGCAGGTGCTTCAGTCTTGTTGCTATCCGCTCCAAGTCATGTTTGAACCAGTATGCCACAAGAACGGGTTTTCCGTTGGCGGCTTCGATTAAATCCTCAAGTGCATCCAGCTTACGGTCATGAAGGTGGTGGAAGGAATCGTCATCGCCATATACAGCGCCGTTTGCCATTTGACACAATTTGTTACTTAATGCAGCAGCATTAGCGGCGGTGACATCACCGCCAGCCAGCTTTAACACCAAGTCTCGCTTCATCTCGTTATACAGTTCCCGCTCATCTTCCGACATTCGCACGGAGTATTCGGCGGTCATCAGTTCCGGCATGGTCAAGTGGTCGGTAGACTTCATTGAAATAGTAATATCGGCGATTTTTCGATAGATTTCCTTTTCGGCAAAGGGTAAAGGCTTATAGCTGAATATGACTTGACCGTTTCGTTTATCGGGCTTGAAGTACGCGGTGCGATACTGCCCGATAAATCGTCCAAGTCGCTGGCCCATGTCGAGAAGCCGGTATTCAGCCCATAAATCCATCAGCCCGTTACTGCTTGGCGTTCCCGTCAGTCCGACAATCCGTTTGACCTTGGGACGCACCTTCATCAGCGATCTGAACCTCTTAGTTTGGTGGTTTTTGAAGGATGACAGTTCATCAACTACCAAAGTATCAAAATCAAAGAGGACGCCGCTTTCCTCAACGAGCCACTGGACATTCTCGCGGTTGATGATGTAAATATCCGCTTTCGCCCAAAGTGCTGTTTTCCGTTCGGCTTCCGTGCCTACCACGACCGAAAACCGCAAATTCGATAGATGTTCCCATTTGCCGAGTTCATTCGGCCAGGTGTCACGGGCTACCCTAAGCGGGGCGATGACCAGAACCTTGTGAGCCTCAAAGCTATCGAACAAGAGATCATTGATGGCAGTCAGTGTTATCGCTGTTTTACCAAGACCCATGTCCAGTAGCAGGCAGGACACAGGATTCTGGTCTATAAAGTCCTTGGCATATTCTTGATAACTATGTGGATTGTATTTCATTTAGTATGCCTCCGATTTGCTCCCCATCGTCCAAGACATAAACTTTGAAGCCCAGCTGCCGAAGCAGCTCATGCCTTGACTCTTGCAGAGGTCGGGGTTTCTTCCCATGGCGTTTTACCTCTATAAAGGAAATTTTGCCGTGGGGCAGTAGGATAAGGCGGTCGGGCATCCCATCAAAACCAGGGCTTGTAAACTTTGGTGCAATACCTCCCATCGACTTGACCGCATGGATAAGTTTTTGCTCTATGATTTTCTCTCTCATATGAACCTCCGTTATTAAATTGCCGATTGCCCAATTTTACCTATAATTCCTACGCGGGCGTATTGCGCTTGCCTGTATTCCTTATTACTATCTAATTAAGATTTAGTAGGGGTTTTATCGGCAATATGGGCAACGGCAGTAGCAGAATGTAGGTATATAAGGGGCTTGCGACCTTGCCAATATTTCTTGCCAAAGCCCTCGATGGCAATGTTGGGCAATCGGGAGTCTATTAATCTGTTCTAACGAAAACACGCTGAACACCGTACATCGGGACAGCTTTTTTACCGGTTTTGTTGCCGTCGAACTTCGACCAGCCACCGAGGCGATTGAGGATACCCTCAATTTCATAAGAATCTGCTTTCTTTATGGATTCACGGGACTTTCCAAAACACTCGCACCAAATTTCCATAATACAAACCTGATTTCTGCGAATGCTTCCGTTTGCCCGTGTGGGATCATCAGGAGAACGAATGTATTCGAGCCTGCGGTAGATGTCCATTGTATCCCAGCTTTCAGGAAGCAAGGCGTCAAGATATTCTGCAACCAAACCTTCACGGTCATCGTTTTCCATTGCATTACGTTGTTCAGTATAAGCTGCCAGAGCAACATCACCTTTGAGGAATAGCTCCTCACCTTCTTTGTATTTAACAAGGGCTTCCGCCCAAATCTGATCTATGTCTGTAAGTTCCCATGCATGGTATTTTCCTTCGCCGGATACCCAAACAGGCCAGAATCGTCTGTTGCCTGTAATGTCCCGAAGGAAGCCACCATCAGAGTTAGTCGTACCGACGATGATACACTGGCGAGGATGGCTCTCGACCGCCCGACCATACGAAGGGCGATACTTGTCGTCCACACGGGTAATAAAGGATTTAACTGTTTCAACGTCCATTTTCTTGATGCCCGCAAGCTCCCCAAGTTCAAGAATCCAGTAGCCCTGCAATTTCTCCGGTGCGGTTTTGTCCTTCATATCCGATATGGAAAGGCTGTCGGAATACCATTGCTGACCCAGCTTTGAAAATAGCGTGGACTTCCCGATACCTTGCTTGCCGTTGAGGACGAGGATGGAGTCATGCTTAGTGCCGGGGTTGATAATCCGAGCAACCGCCGCCACGAGGGTCTTTCTCGTAACTGCTCTTGTATAGGGTGAATTCTCCGCACCGAGGTAATCGATGAGAAGTGTGTCAATTCGAGGAATTCTGTCCCATTCAGGCAAGTTAACGAGGTATTCCCGTATCGGATGGTAGGCGCGGTCATCAGCTACTTTTGTCAAAGCAAGTTCGTAGTTTCGGGCGGAGAAAGTGCCGTAGCGTTTATCGATAAAGGCTACAAGTTGGGCGGTATCGACATCCCGCCAAGGCTTATGTGGACGCTCCCACGGTAACTCTTCACCGTATATCTGGTTTGCGAGCCGGTTATGACGGATACCCGAGAGGGTTTCATCGTTGTTCAGGATAAGGAGCAGGTTGCCGAGGGTGTTGGAAAGAATACCGCTTTTCTCACGCTGAAGCTGTGACTTCCAATCAGTATCCTCGTCAAAGTCATTTTCGGCGTTGGCAATGCGCTCCTCTGCAAGCAACAGCTTCACATTTTCATCCTGTACTGCAAATTCGCTCATCGCCTTGAATCCAGCCTTTTCATCAAGATCGGTGAACTTGTGGACTCGAACAAGGTCGAAAGCATTTAGCAATCTGCCGCAGGCGGGATCAGTGGCATGGTGAGAATACGACCATTTACCTTCGTAAAGCACCACACCCGCTGAACTATCAGCGGGAATATAATCATAACGGCCACTCATTGCCGACGGTTCGTACACATCGGATAGGAATTTTGCAATTACATCTTCAATTGAATAAGCACGACAGAAAGCCCCGACCACACCTTCCTTGGTGAGGGGGTCTTGCTGTTGTCGGATGCTACGCTGTATTACCTCTGACTGGCGACTTGAGGTAGGCCAGAGAGAGCAGTCACGCCAGTCAGAGAGTTTGGAGAGGTATGCATCAGGGTCGAGGATATCGCCGTCGATTGTTTTAAAGATATATTCACCATCGGAAGGCGTAGACGGCCAGTACATCAGGCGTTCCGGTTCGTAAGTACTGTCGTCAAAAAAGTCCATCCCTATAACATCGGCTACCAAACGAGAGAGTGCAGCGTATTCATCAGGTGATACTTCACGGGCAAGCGGGATAACCATACGAAGCCGAGGTTCATCAGATGTATGGCTATGGGTGGAGTAGACCACACACTTGTGCGAGAACAACATCTCCGCGGTTTCAAGGAATCCACTATTTGCATGGTCGGCGTCGAGGGTAATTCCAGAGCGGCTTTCAACCGTATCTTTTTTACGTCTGCCGCTCTTAAGGTGACCAAGGACATAGCCGCCTACATCCTTGGCAGTGTCGCGGCGATCTTTCGTAAATTTCTTATACTCCGCGACAGTTTCGGTTGTGCGGCGAGTGACTTTAAATCGCTCGCACAACTCATCAAAGGTGATTTTTTTGTTAACCCACCGTTTTGAGAGGCGGCTGTCACCATATGCGATTTTAAGCTCCATCTTCCGACACCTCGCATTTATTGTTGTAGTATTTGATAAGCATTCCACGCTTTTGAGCCTTAGCGATTTCGCGGGACATACCATCGGAAGGCTTACCAAAAACCCAAAGTTCATCGCATTTGCCAAGCAGTACGAGTGCGAAGAACAGTCCCAGTTCTCGCTGCTCCTTGTCATCATCATCCATAAACTGCGGATAATGCAGGTGGGGCGCAATCGGGATGCAGCCCATAGAAACGGCAAAGCGGCAATAGCCCTGCGCTCTTCTTGTGTTGGTATCTGTGTCCCCTGCAAACTGTGATGCGATATAAACAAGCGGACGGTAGATTTTAGCCGTTGCTTCCGATTTGGCGACAGCTGTTAAAGCTTCATAGGCAGTCGGGTCGGGATAGCCCTCACTATTGTACTTGTCCATCAGGCACCTCCTCTTGGTAATACTGCTCTACGAGCGTACGCAGCCAGTCGATCTCTTCATCAAGGCGGGCGTTTACAGATTCGTACATAGCGTTCTCAGCTTCAAGCGCGGCAAGCTGTTTAGCCCGTTCCGCACTTTTGTCCGCACTGATCAACAAAAGTGAGAAGAAGCATGTCAGCCCAATCCACATCAATACCCACGGGAGTGCTGACCAGACC